GTCTCTTTCGTTATTTATCAACTTATGCAAATACAGCTTTTTTTCTCTTGCTGAAATGATTTTAGTGTATTCAATTATTATTGATGCTGCTCTTTCATCAATACTAATATCAGCCCCATTAGCCAGTGATAACACTCCACTGCTATGGATTAATGCCTGTTGGAGTTGATTTTCAATATCAAAATTCTCAGTAACACTCTTTGATGTTGCCGTTTGAGAAGATTTAAACATTTTTGCAGCAAACTCTTGCTTCAAATCAGCAAGTTTTTCTTGAGATTTTTCGCGCATCATGTCATTAAAAGAATATTTTGCTTTTACGTTATCGCCCATGACGATGTTGTTAATTAACGATTCTGATGTCATATCTTACCTTTTTTTAATTTCAAAACTTTATTTGACTGTAATAATAATGGTTCAGATGGATTAATTTCTGGCACTTTTCCTCCAGAAACAGATGCAAACATGTCATCATCATCTTGACCATCACCATCCGCGTCTTTTTCATCTTTCATTTGTTGATCGATTTCTCGTTGAACCTCGTCCGTTTGCCGCAAAATGAATTTTCTAACGTATTGTTTAGAATAATATTTACCCGTATATTCCTCGACATCTCTCAACAAGTTTATACGGTCCTGCATAAGTTCAGCATCTTTTAATTCCGTAAAATGGTTATCTTTAGCAAATATGATTTTGATGCGTTGCTTTAATTCTGGCCACTCATCAGCAGATGTTATGTTCTTTAAAATCAGCTGTTTTTCTAGAATTTGATAAAATAGCGTAGAAAATCTGTTACGAAGTTTATCGATAAACCTGGAAAATTTTAATTCATCTCGGCTGATTTCAGATGCTCTACCTAGCTGAAATGGTGTGTCCGCTTCAAGTCTGGATAGAGGCACGTTCATTGCTTGATACAATTTCTTTTTAAAATATTCAACATCATCCATTTCACCAAGATTTTGACCACCTGGAAGCGTTGTTATTTCTGTTCCTCTACCACCCTCTCTTCGAGGCAACCAATAGTCTTCCATCATTGATTGATGTCGTCTATTGTCTGATACGTCCCCAGTACTTGCATCATAAACAAGCTTGTTCTTGTATCTCGTCATGATGTCACGTAAGTACTGCTCAGCTTTTTGTTTGGGCAGATTACCTACGTCAATGTAGAATATTCTTCTTTCTGGGGCACGTGCTATACGGTAGATAATAACAGCATCTTCTAGCATACTAAGCTGATTTAGTGGCTTAAGAGCTTTGTGCAAATACGATTGAATCATTGTTTTCCCAGAGTTCATTAAACCTGAGTGGCAATGGATAATAGAATCCGCGGATATTTTTATTCCACCACCTTCAGATGAGATAAGACCGTTTGGATTGTATATGAAGTATTCTAAAAAATTTGGGAGACTAAATTCTTGTGTTGATTTATCTGTTTGAACTTCTCGCACCTTTTTAATCTTAAGTGCATCTATCATACGAAGTTCTTGAATCCCCGCTTGTATATCATTAGGGTCTATAATTATGTGGTAGTATACTCTACCTTCTACATACCACCGTCTAAATACATCATAACCAAGGTTATTAAAATCCAATAGATCAACTACCTTTTCAAACTCTTTTACAATTTTTGTCTGTAAGTGGTCTGAAAGGTTTGTGTGAGATAAATCAATAGTAACTGGAGGTTCAGATGCATTTGTTACTATAGCTTCTTGTATTATGTTCTCGATCCCTAAATCACATTCAGGGTGTTGAGTCATTTCTCTATACTTTAAAACTAAATCAGCTTCTGATTTAGCGGTGCCCTCTAAATCTAAATATGAAGCAAAAGCTCCGCCGGCTGATGTTGATTCCGTTGCACCGTCACTGTTTTCTGGGAGAGCAAAAGCAGGTAAATCTCCCTGCTTTGTTCTCTCTATGGAAAATCCGAATAATTTCATATAATATTTTTTTAGGTTATTTGAGATTCAGCATGGGTATAATGATCATATTGCCAAGTAACTGAGAATTCTTGGATGGCATTAGTTGAGTCCCAATTTAGATCAATTGATGAGACTGCTGAAGGCCAACATCCAATGAATTTGTATGTTTGATCTGCTGTACCTAGTTTTTTGTACGTGGTAAGTGTCATGTCTGATGTATACATTGTGCGCGATCCAAGGTTTTTTCCTGATACATTTGATTTGTGATCGTTTAAACCATTTAACCACGAATCAAATATATTTCGCATCGCATAACCTTCATCGTTTATCACTGTAGTAGTAAATTCTGCAAACTCTCTGTCACCAGCGAATTTGATTGTTCGTCCAAAATATGGAAGTTCATACGTACCTAATACAGAACCAGGTATTTGAAATGATTTACAAAAAAACTTAAAATCAGAACTACCAGTTTTAGTTTTAACAATAGCCGGAATATTTCCTATATTAACTTCAAACAGATTTGGGCGCGCACCTCCATGAGTCAACTTCGATGTGAAGTTGGTAATTTTAAAGTTTGCTGTTGCCATTTTGTTATGCTCTCCTGTGTATTAAGGTATTGAAACTGGTGTACCGCCACCTGCCGATGTGCCACCAGCGTGTGTCCAGTAATCGTATGCCCATGTTACGTTAAATTCCATAACAGCATCATTAGTTTCCCAAGCTACTTCAACCGCATCAAGAGATGTTGGAAAACAGTTTATAAACTTCCATGGTGATTCGTACATGCCTGTACGCGTTAGCGGTTTCAACGTTAAATCTGAAACATATTTGTCTTTGGTTGTATAGGTACTGCTCCGACTATTTAGCGTATGAGAATTAATGTTTTCCATCCAATTTTCTATTTGGTTTCTTATACTGTGACCCTCATCATTGATAATAGTTGTTGTGAGGTCTTCAAACGTCCTGTTGCCAGGATATTTGATAGGTCTCCCCATATAATTAACAGTCACAACGCCTAAGTTACTGGCTGGAATTTGTATACCCTTACACATGTAATTAAAATCACTTGTTCCAGTCCCAGTCCCCTTTAATGTAATTGATGCTTCAAAGAGACTTTGTTTTGCCCCCTCTTTTCTCAACTTAGCAATAAAACCATTGGTTCCATCGACGGTAAATGCCATTTCTAACTCCAATTATTTGTTATTCATACCTATTTATACGGCGTTAGTTATCTCTGTAAATTCAACACCACTACGTACTGCAACAAAATTAAGTAAAATAAAGTTGATTGGACGAGAAGGTTTTACAAAAATACTCCCTACAAATTCGCTTCTGTCTACAACTTCCTGTGTGTTATTGCTATCGTCACACACAACTGCAAAATCAGAAATACCACCTCTTCCTTGAATATCTCTCAGAAAAGGTTCTACAGTGGATACAAATCTGGAACGTGTAAATTCATCATTAAATTCGAATAACTGCGCTTGTGCAAATTGTGCTATGGATTTTTCAAGCACAATGAACAACCGTCTTACGTTCACGCGATCAAACGCGCTAGGTTTTGATAATAGTGTTTTATCTCCAAACAGTATAGTACCTTGTCCGCTAAAAGTTACTACAGGATTAACACCATTTTTGTATAGTGTGTCACGAGATGTTTTATCGGGATTGAATGGAAGTTTTGTAACGTTTTTAATTTGACCTCTATCAAATCCTGCTGGTGAAAAGAAAAAATCCCTCTCTTGAGCAGTACGAACTGTTAGGCCACCTGTATCTCCATTACATGGCACGTATCTGTATGTATCATTATACTTGTCGTATTGATATTTCCAAGCCGAATCCAATAGTCCATATGATGAACTTGGTAAACTATTTCTAAATGCTACAACTGAATCAGCCTCATTACCAGCATTATTAACAACATCTGATTGTTGAGGTGACACAAGGACAATACAATCCTTGCGTACTTCTGCAATATTGTTTATAACGTATGAGCTAACAGTTGCATTGCTGTTAGCCGTCAAAATCAGAGAAACATTAGTATCCTCAGCACTCTTGAATTTATCAAAGCCTGCTATAATGTTAGCGTCTGTCAGAACATTCCCATCTGCTCCACCTGTTAAACTGGATGTGGTAATTGCTCCATTAGCTTGATATCTATCTGATACTGATGTATTGGCGGAACTTCCCCATGCTATTGTGTTGATTGTTTCATCGCGATCCCCTTTAGTATCATGCTTCAACCACCAAATGTAATTTGATTGTTTGTTTATCGCATCTTTATAAAACTG